GTGCCCGGTGATATTGCCAAGTGGCACAGAACAAGGGTGGGCGATAACGGGCCGCATCCATATCCGTCGTTGATTGATCAGCATTGGAGTTTTGAAAATATCAATCACGGTGTATCGCGTGCGTTTGCTGCCGTGAACGGTGACCGGTTCGTCATGTCGCTAACTGGAGTTAAAAACAAGGTATCGCTAAATGAAACGCACAAGAACATCGACGTCGTGAGCTTAAAAGACGGAGAAACCGTTTACTCTGGAACTGGGCCTATCACATTGTACGAAGGTCGAGGCAGTGCGTACCTCGTTATAGGGACGAAGTAGGAGAAGACGATGGCGTGGACAGCACCAAAGACATGGACTACCGGAGAATTGGTCGATGCGGCCGAGATGAATGCGTACGTTTCAGCCAATGATGCCGTTCTAAAAACCTCGATCAATAACAGTGGGGCGATCTCGTTTGTCAATGCGACCGAGTTGACCATAGCTAGTGGCGCGATCACGGTGACTCAGAATTACCACTCAGTTGATACGCAAAGCGACGCGAGCACAGACGATCTCGACACAATTACTGCTGGTACGAATGTCGCAGCCGGCCACGTGTTGCATCTTCGCGTCGCGGACGGCGCTAGAACGGTGGTACTGAAACACGGAACTGGAGGTTCAGACAACATCAACATCGGCGCAGATGTCACGCTCGACGAGACATATAAGACGTATAGCTTGGTGTATGACGGAACACATTGGAGATCGTTGGCGTATTCGGCAAGTCCCACGTTTGCCTCGATTAGCCCGCTGACGACACGGGGCGATACGCTTGTGGCGAGCAGCGGTACTGTCACCGGAGATCGACTAGCTGTTGGTGGATATGCAACGGCTCTTAAAAGTGACGGGACGGACGCTGCTTGGGATGCGGGTTACAAAGACCTCACGATCACTCTTGCTGATTGTAGCAACACCACGACTAAGACGGCGATAGTTACAACGGAAAGTATTCCTGCTGACCAGTGGACTGTCGGGTCATTTTTATCGATGGAAGTATCTGCTGCAATGGTCAACGGCACGGGAAGTAGTCAAACGATCACTTATGAATTCGATTTCGGTGATGGGGCACAAACCCAAACGAAAGTATGGGAGGCTCAAGGCAGTGTTAAGTATCAGTTGTGGCGGTTTGTCTGGATGCGAAAAGATTCTGATGAACTTATTTGGCCGTTTCAAGGCGTCAATTACCACCACGGGTGGAATCCGGGCGATGGAAATCATGTCAGGATGACGGTGACGAACTTTGATTCAGCTAGTACTTTCAAGATGGAAATCACATTCCCAACTGCTAGCTCTACACTTTACATATCGCCCCAAGCAGGGCAATGTCGTTTCTATAAGAAGGGATGATAGATGGCCCACCATATTGATCATTATAACGAAGTAAACGAACTGCCAACTGAGGATTTGCGCCGAGTTGTAACGGCAGTTGTAACGGCTGTGGCTGCTCGATTGGATATAGAGCCTGATGTTTTGTTTGAAGAAGTTGAAGCAGTGTTGGACGCGCAGATCATACGAGATCCTGATACACCAACACCTCCCATTGAGGATATTTCGCCAAGGCTCTAGCGCATGAATAAGCTGATTGCGATTGGTGGGCGTGGTGATGTATAGCTATGAAGTGATACCGGCGCAGGTATTTTCGATGACGGTATTTGTCACTACTACGTCAGTTGACGTATTTTCGTGGAATTATTCCGCTTGAGGCGTTGCTATGGAGTTTGGGCTATTAGAAGCACTTAACAATATGGGCGCGCTCGGTGGACTGGGCGGGGTTCTTGCCGTTGTGGTGTTTTACTACGCGCGTCGCGATGCATTACAGCATAAGATGGAGTGGAAAGAAAACGCGTCGCGTTATGCTGATCACACAGAGGTGCTCGTAAAAATTGTTCAGGACAGCACAACGGCGATTACGGCAAATACGGAAACGTCTCGAACGCTTGTTGCCGCCGTGCAGGAATTACGCGCAGAAGTCACTGAATTGAGGAACAGCCAACGAAGGAGTTGACCATGCAAAACTGGAAGATGGTGTTAGTTGATCCGAGTCACCCAGTTTGGCGGTTGCTTATTCTCGTAGTTGGCGGCATTGCCAGCACCTACGCGACATCAGTCAATTACGACTTCGTGCTAAGCGATGAGCTTGGCAAGGACGGATTTATGACGCTTTTGACGGCGTGGGTATTATTTGGAGGTCGTCGAGCGTGAAGTATGTCGTTAGTTGTCAAAGTCCCATCATCTTATGAGTGGTCGCCTCCTGAGTTCAATGGAACTCGATGGTGGCAAAGCGACTCAGAATTCTCTCAACTGCTAGCATCTCACGGTTATCGCCCGTGTCCGTGGCTACTTGGCGGGCAAGAAATACCATTGTGGTCGTGTGGAAAGCCGAGCATGTCGGCTTTTTGGCATGGAGCATTTACGCTCGCAGAAACACTGTACGAGCTAGACTACGACGACCGTCTTGTTATCGCGCACGGTGACGGTGGGCAGGTTGCTGTCTTAGCCGTGGTTATTTTAGGAATCGAAGCGGTTCCGATAAAACGACTGTTAACGGTCAATACTCCAGTAAGACGTGACATGTCGATGTATTACGACCGCGTGACATGTCGGTGGCGTCACTTATATACAAGAACGCTGTGGAACTCGCTAACGTGGAGTAAAGCGTGGGGCTCGTTTGGTAGGTTTTCTCCACAGATGCCTGGCAGATCGTGGAATCGAGAACTTAGCAAGTTTGATTACTCGGTCGTGTTGACCGACCCGAAAAAATGCCTAGACACATTTCGAGAAGAAGTCCTGTTGTTTCTTCCCAAAGCGTCGATGTCATGTCCCGGCCCTGACGGAGATCCGAGGCAGCCTCGCAATAGACACCTGTCGTTGGTGTCACAGTGATTCGTATTGAGCGTTTGCTCACTAGGCACGAGGGCAAAAGGCGTAGACCGTACAAAGATAGCGTTGGGAAGCTGACTGTCGGCATTGGCCGAAACATCGACGACGTTCCTTTTAGAGACAATGAAATTCTGATGATGTTTCGTAACGACTTATCTGAAGCGACAAATCAGTGTCAGCGTATGTTCAGTGTTTGGAACGAGTTAAGTGATGTTCGTCAGGCGGTGTTAATAGACATGATGTTCAACATGGGGCCACGGACACTCAAAAAATTCGTCAAAATGAGGCGAGCTGTTATGCGTAATGATTTCGTCGAAGCGTCTGCGCAAATGCTAGACAGTCGGTGGGCGACACAAGTCGGACGCAAACCAAAACAGCGAGCATGGCGTCTAGCAAAAATGATGCTGACAGATGAGTGGCCGTCTGATATGTCGTGACATTTTGTGCTACTCTCGGATCGAGCATCTATGGGGCTAAAGTCAAAGCTCGCACGGTGGGCTATCGGTCAGGGTGTTTCTGATTATCTTCAGAAGATGGGCGTAGAGAAACTGCACAGAGAGCGTGTGGTGAAGGCGGTAAAATCCATGCTAAAACTTGAAGCGTCAAAAAAAGAACCCGTGTTACTAGGCGGGGCTGTCACGGTTGCAGTGGCGTTAGCGGGGGCATTTGGACTGGAGCTAACGGTAGAGCAGCTTAGCATTACGGTGAGTACTATTATTGCGATTGTCTCGTTTTTTATTAGACGTCGTGTATCACCGGTAATCAAGGAGAAGGAGTGATTTATGGGATGGGTATCGCTCGGAATGAAACTGTTGCCGTTTATTGTAGAAGCCGTGAACTGGGTGGAGAAATTTATCCAGCGGAAAGGCAAAGAAAAGCAGGACGCAGCGGTGAAAATGTGTGTGTCTATGCTTGGTGTCGCGGAAGCCGCTCTAGATAAGGACATTCTTGAGGATGCTGAGGTCGAGACAGCGGCTAGGAAAACCATCGACGCTGTTGTTAGCCTTCAAAACATCATTGCGAAGAAACAGTCGGACGCAGCCTAAAGCCCTCCGAGCCATAGGCCCGTAGCTGTTCCGCACCCTGCGCCTGTTACGTATGCAATCATAGGGAGAAGACCGTCCGAACGGCTTGCCGAACGTGCGTTTAGCCACCAGATTGTCGACAACAGCATTCCCGTCGGTATGGCTAGTAATCTAGAATCCGCTAACAGAATCGTGTTCGATGACACGAGCGTTACTAGTAAGAATCCTCGAAACCAGATGTCAAGGAGTGGTCGAATCTTTGCGAAGGTCGTCATCGGTCGGTAATCCCAGTAAGCCCGGCCTACAGTGTCCACGTTCCTCGAATTCGCAGAGTGCGGCTATGCCCCACATCGCCGCAGCTAAGTGGTCGTCGCTTGGATCTATTCCGTCCCTGTAACGCATTAAATGGTCGAGTGCGTGGTCGAACACTTGTGTGAGGTAGTGTAGTTCTGTCCCGCCTTTTAGCCAGTTATGCCGTCCGTGCTTTTCGACACCGAGGTCGTATCGTTGGGCTAATCGCCTTAGAGCCGATGATGGTATCTGGTGGTACGCTGGTTTGTATTCGCTTCGGCTTGCGCCGCTCTTGAATACCACTCTGGATTCAGTCGTCGTCGTCGATGGCGTCTGTGTCTCGCGTGCTGCCTTTTCGTTTCCTGCGCTGGTATTCGTCATAGAACCATTGCACCTCTTCGTCGGAAATATGTTTCCGCAAAACAGTAGTTGTTCGTCTAATGCTGCGCTCAGACCGCTCTGGATAGATCCTGTGAAGTAGTTCATGGATTAGCGTATCTACGACATTGTGCGCGGGGTTAATCGTAATCGAACCGCCCTCGCACATGCCATCGACGTACGTATCCTTAGATTTCAGGTACGCTTCGGTGATCGGAGCCGCATCGACCAGTTCCGTTACGACGCGAAGCCAAATCGACTGAAGTTTATCGGGAGAAGGGCGCGCCATCTTCTACGTCGAACCAGTGCAGTTTGACGGAATTGAGATCGGTAATTCCGTCGTGTTGTGTAAGAGTGACGTATCCGCGTCGCTGAGGGCGACCTCCGATACGAGCTTGTGTCATGTATCCCTGAGTTTGGCAGAGGCAGCCGCATTCTACGAGCAAGCTCGAGGATCGCCACGGCAACCACGCCAACGTATGTGTATGTCCCATTACTAGTAGTTTGATTTGATCGAGTCCCATCGACATAGCACTGTCGCTGCACCATTCTTCAAACGCCCGTAATGCGCTGCCCGGCACTCGGCTATATTTCTCTGGATGGGCAAAAATGGCATCGCCGCGAACCGTCAGCCAATCGACAGACAATGTCGTGTCTGGAATGTAATGCTTCGCGATAGTGATGTTGTCAAAACGCTTTGCGATGGCGGTAATGGGGCAAAGTGTTCCTCCGGTCATGGCATTGATGGCGTCAACCATGTCGCCAGACAAATGGGCCGCGAGTGACCTGCGTAGCCGCGCGTCGTGATTGCCGACGACGATATGCACTTCTGGAAATGATTCCGACATCGTCTGCATGGCGAGCGTGACTTCGGCCCATTCGGTTTCGTAGGGGACTCTTTCGTATTTAGCAAACCGACTGAGAGAGTATGCGTCTCCGACGTCTCCGATACAGATTGCAAGGTCTGTGTTCTTGGACTCTCTTGCGATCATTGCTGCGAACATGTCTCTGTTGTGGAACGGTACGTGTAAGTCTGGAATGACGAGAATGTTCGTTGTTTTTG